TCATGCCCTCAACTGTCGTTCTACTTCCTAAATATGGCCTATTTGGGTTTAACGTAACGTTTGGATCTAAATTTATGACTCCCGTAAAAGCTTTCCTTGTTAAATTAACCCCGAAATCTATACAACCCAAAGCTGACTGCGTGCTGAAAAACTTTTCACCAGCTCCATTTGAATTGTTACCTATTTCCAAAACTACAACTTGATCCGTTGCGGTTATACCCGTACCTGCTGGCATTTCTGGACCGTTAACTCCGTATTTTCCAACCTCTGTAACTAATTGAGGAGACTCTAAAAACTGTTTTGTCCCTCCGTCGTCAAAAACTCGTGTCGTGAATGTGCTTGCTCCTTTGTATAAATAAAGCAAGGTCGAAAAAGAACCTCCTATTGCTGTGATAGTTCCCCCAGGATAGTAAAGTAATTCCCCTCCGCTGTAAATATACCCCTCGCTTACAACTGGCAAAGCTGGATTTGTGTTATCGTATTCCAAACCTGAAACAATTAAACCACTTTCAAAATTTGGAGCCGTTGGGTTTCCAGGACCTTGGTAGTAATTAAAATCTGGAAGTTTAGCCCTTAGAAATTCATAATAATTAAGAATTTCAGCCCTTTGGTTTACTTGTAACCTAATAAAGTCGTCCGCGAAAAACGGCGCTCCTCCTATGTCGGTCTCGTTGCTTATGTTTTTAAATCTATCAACTCTTTGAATTAATGCCATATCTCTTTTTTATTAATAACTTACTACTGTGTACTTTGTTCCGTAAGGTCTCAACCTGTCAACCTCTGCTCTAATTCTAGGCTCGCCAAACGAACTGTAAATTGCGGCAGGAACGTAAACAACGAAATCCGTGTTTGTAAAAGTCTCCGACTCGTTCCAAAAGAAAAAAGCGGGTTGAGCCTCTGACTCATTAAAAAATATTTTAGCGGGGTAGGTTTCCGACTCATTAAAAAATGTTACGGGGTTTATGTTGTTCCCTGTATTATCAATGTAAATAAAAGAAGGACCTGGAACACTAAAAACCGTATTCAAAACGTCCTCCATTATTATTTTTTGCCCGTTGTGCTTTGTTTTTGCTATTACCTCATTGTAAAAAGTAGTAAAAATATCCGTGTGATTTTCAATCACGGTTTTGTGCATAGCTTTAAGCCATGCCTTATGAATCGGCTTCCTTTTATCTACTGGTAAAAGTTCGTTTATTAAAATTGTATAGTCTACGTTATAAATACTCATTTTTAACTCTGTAAGGTCATTGTTATAGTATCATTAAAAGTATTTCCCGCCGTGTCCTCTTCTATAATGTAACCCGCCGCCGTTTCGTACTCTCTTGATACCGTTATAACACTACCAGTCAAAGGAACGGAACTAGGTCGAGCGATCAAACTAACGTTTAAAGTGTCTACACCTGTAACACCAGAAACCGATTGGATAGCGTCAATTATTTGCTCTCTAACCACTATCCCGTCGAAGTTGTCTATACTTATGCTAGATAAATAAGCGTTTATTGCCGCTATTACGTTTGTTTTAACTGTGGTTTCCACAAATTGCCCATCGTAAAAAACCTCTCCTTGAAATCTTAGCCTGTCCGGAAACTGACTAGACGTATCGATCGGAATCCCTACGAATCCGATAGCATCCAAATAACTAATTAAAGCGTTCTCCTCTATAGCTGTTATCGGTATTAATCCACCCGCTCCGTCGTCTTTAGCTACTTTTACCAAAGTCCTACCGTTTGACTGCTCTTTAATCGCTGCCCTAGTTATTATTCTTAAACTTGGGTCTACTGTTGGATAGGTTGCTTTTCCGTTAACTATGCTAATAACTTGCGGGTTTGTCGCGTCATACTGAAATTCTAAAACCCTGTTTTGCAACCAGTCAGCTGTTCCTGGAACCGCTTCCCTTGCTATTTGCTCCAACTCTGCCTTAAATACGTCTTGGAGCTGTTCGAAAGTCACTAAATTGTTTGCAAATATATATGTCCAAAGCCTCCAAACAGAGACTAAACTAGGAGAGGTTAACCCGCTCAAAGTTGGGTCTCCCTGTACTGCTAAAATTAACTCGTTTTGTATTTCTGTTATTGTCCTAGCCATCGTTTACGTCTTTTGCTGTTCTTATGCCGTTATTATCTGCCTTAGTTGCTGGATTTATAACAACCTCGTCGTTTATATCAAGCCCGTTACTTAAAAGGTGGGTTGTTCCTTGTTGGACCCAAGTGTCTGGATCTATTAATTCCGTTCTATAGTCTTGTATGAAAATATAGTAATTCCTCCTATCCTCGTCGGTTTCTTCTCTAACTCTCTCAAAAGTGGAAAAAGTTTCGTTTGTGGCTGTTTGTTGAAAACCAGAAAAAACATTAAAAACAGCCTGTTTTAAATCGAAAACGTCTAAAACTGTTTTTGAAATGGATAGCCTGCTTTTTGTTAATTCGTCAGCAATGAAAAAGCGAACTGTTAAAGTAGTCTTTTGCAGCTTCCCCCCTTGGTTTAAATAATCCGCTCCGTCTGGGAACGAAACAAACAAAGCGGGGAATCTGAAAGAATCAATTAAACCCTCGTCGTACTTATTAAAGTCGTCATTGAATAAACCAACGGTTTTAAACTGTGGTAAGTCTGCCGCTATTTTATCCAGAATCTTTTGTACGAAAAATCTTTGCATTTTATAAAATTAAAAAATTTTGCTTATCCTTCTACTTATTAACCGCGTTATTTTATCGTCAAGCTTTTTCGATCTCCCTATAAATTGCCTCTTTGGCATTTTAAACCCTTTTCCTCTTCCTGCTCTTAACCCTGCATTGTGAACGCCTGCGTAAACAGCCGCTTTTCCTTTAACACCTATAACCGCCTCGTTTTTAGTTGTTCTGCCCCTAGCTATTGACCTGTAAAGCCTGGAACCTCTGCCGCCTCTGTTTGCCTTACCTATTAAAACACCACGCCCAGGGTCAACGTTCTTTTTTCTCTTTTTCCACTTAGTTAGAGACCTATCTAAAAAACCCTGCCTTCTAAAGTTTTCTGTGAAAAAATTAACGGACTCATTAGCTGCAATAGATAATAAATTTTTTACCTCCTTTTTTATTTTACCCCTATGCTCGGAAATCAAAGGGCCTAAGTTTGTTCTAGCCATTCCCTGGTATTGGTAAATTAAAATTGTTCCCCTTTAATTCCTCAAATTGGGGGCTCACTATGTAATACGGGTGTTCAGGACCAAACAAAACCTTTTGCTTTCCTACGTTTACTTTCATGCTTTCAGGTATTTCAGGAGTTTTTATTTCGCTGTTTGGAGTCTCTACCGCTTCCGCTTCCTGTAAAACAGTACAACGGCAATTCCAACCGTTAGGAGGGTAAAAAGTATCCCAAAAATCATCGTCAACCCGCTTAATAATACCATCAAGCGGCGCGTGATCTGGACGAACTCGTGCGTCGCCCGTTGTAACATATCGTAAATACGGTAAAAAATCTTTGTCTTTCTCAATTTCTAACCATTTGCTAGCCATTTGAGCGGAATTGCTCGCTTGAGCTATTTCAGTCTTTAACCATTCTTTATTGTACTTTCCGAAAATTTCCCTTGCTTTAGCCTCATAGTCTCCAAAGTTTCTAAGGTTTCCGTTTTCATCCAAAATGAAGTCGCTCATTTCCTTAACCTGTTGGAATGTTTTAGCCGCAGAAAATTGAAAGCCATTATTTTTTAACGCTCTTATAAAATCCTCGTCCTCTAGTCCAACTAATCCGCCGCCTAACTCCAAACCGTTTTCAGCCCCAGAGTTTATAAATTCCGCAAGCCGCAAATAAAGTTGTTCTGGTAAGTTTTCCGGAGTTACTTCACCAGCATAAACCCCAGCAATTAAAGAGTCAATTAAATCGTCCGACCATTCGGGGTCTAGAATATCGCTAGAGTCTATTTGGTTTGTAAAGCAATCGCAAACAACCTCCTTAGTCATTAGAGCGTTTATATCAACGAAAAGGGCTTTTTTTTTAAGTGAGTTTTCCAACTCGCTTGGTTTTGCTTCCTCTGTTGTCTCTACAGGTGTTCCGTATGTTTCTGTAATGTATTCCGCTGGTATGTTGTAAGCGCCTGTTTTAATTAGATCGATGTCTCTCTCAAATTGTTCTTGCTTGCTTATCTGCTCCGAGTCGTCAAAAACCCACTTGCCAGTAATGTTAAAACCGTGCCATCTGTTTAATAATGGTATAACCTCCTCGTTAACCCACTCCTCTATGTAAAAAGCGTCGGATTTAACTATGCTTTTTAAAGCTTGCTCGTGAACTTCCGCTTGGCTTCTACTGGAACCGTCGTCCATTACCATAGTGGAGCCAAGAATTAATTTACTTATTTCGCTATTAACCCGCTCTATTAACTTGTCGTAAACCCCGTAAGCATCTTGTTGCCCGTCTTTTATGTATTCGATCGTATCCTCTAAATCCAAAACCGCAAAAGCATTTGAGCCCATTTGGTCTAACATATTAT